CACGTAAGCGCATCGAGCAGACCGAAAAAGCCCCTTTTTAATCAGAATTTTCCTTGGAGATTTGAAATGAATACAGTAAACTTTTCCAGCATGACGACCCCACAATTAGTGTCGTTTTATAACCGCCACAGTACAACACCGGTCAAGCGCTTTAGCGACCGCAAAACCGCCGAAAGGCGTTGTGCTGAGGTCTTTGAGAGCTTGCTCTCCCCTGTACCTACTAGCAAAGTGATTAAACAAGTGGTTGACACCTCTACCCGCCCAGTCATGAAGGACTCGCTCAAGCTCGACCGCACGATCATCTGCGTGAACACCGGCGCTACGTGGAAGAATGCGTATCAGATGTGGCGCGACAATCCTGACTGGATGACTAGCGCTCAGCAAGACCGCTTGACCGCCCAGCTCTACGCCGCCGCTAAGGTCGGTGAGCAGAAGATTATTGAAATCAATGACCGCAGCTTCATGTTGGTTAACATTAAAGGAGTAAAGAAATGACTGAGAACGCACCTGTGTTGGCGGGCATAAAGTGGTTCACGAGCGGTAAGGGTCTCGTGGGCGTAGCAGCGGTGCGCATTGAGACCGGCGACATCAAGTTCTACATCGCCCCCGCTGATGGTTTCAACGAGGTGATCGACTCTAATTTGATCATGTCACACGGAGCGCCTTTCCCCGAGGACGCCGGTTACGCATTATTTGTAAAGGAAGAGTTAGCATGAACACCGTATTTCCCGACCTGTCGCTTGACCGCAACGTCGTCAAGTGGGAGCAGCACCTTGGCACTCAGACGCCGTGGGAGAATCACAAGGGCTTGTGGTTCAAGCGTGAGGATTACTTTGCGCCGCTCGGCTATAGCGGTCCCAACGGCTCTAAGATGCGCCAGCTGATTTGGTACGTCAACAAGTTCCGTCAAGGTAAGACCCACATCGTGACCGGCGCTAGCATTCAGTCCCCTCAGCTGAGCATGAGCGCTATCGTGGGTGCGCACTACGGCTTGCGCGCTCGGCAGATCGTCTATAGCAAACCTGAGACTGTGTTGCGTCATGAGAACCCTCGCATTGCCTACGGCTTTGATGCTGAGTTTGAGTACGCTTCTGGTCCGTACAACCCTATCCTGCAGCGCAAGGTTGTTGACCTGACGCAACCTACCTCGCTCGTCGTAGAGTACGGCATTACCGTGCCACATGACCGCTACCCTGAGGACGACGTGCGTAAGTTTCACGAGGTCGGCGCTCATCAGACAGCTAACATCCCGCCCGAAGTCAAGCGCCTCATCGCCCCTGCTGGGTCGTGTAACTCGCTGACGAGCATTATGCTCGGCTTGAGCCGTGACTCGCACAATATTGAGGAACTGTTCACGATCGGCATCGGTCCCGACAAGCGCGGCTGGATGCGTGCTCGGTTAGCCTACATCGGCATTGACATTGACAAGCTGCCGTTCAAGTGGAAGCACTTTAGCCTGCACGACAGCGGCTACAGCAAGTACAGCGATCACTTCACCGGTGAGAATTTTGACGGCATCCGCTTTCACCCGACCTACGAGGCTAAGATGTGGCGCTGGTTGACACACAACAACCAGTTAGATTATGATGACCATACCGCCTTCTGGATTGTGGGCAGCGCCCCTGACACGAAGATTGTTGAACCCTTTTACACTAGGAAGTTTTCATGAGACAACAACAAGCATTCCCAAGTGAAGAATATTACGGCATGAATTTGCGTGATTACTTCGCGGCTCAGGCTATGCAATCATTTACAGGAGACGTTGGCTGGAAATCTGACCAGAAATGGTTTGAAGAAATTGCAGAAGGCGCTTACAAGGTTGCAGACGCAATGATGAAAGCGAGGGAAGCATGACCGATTATCGTCTACCTGAGAACCGCGCCGCGTATTTCTCGGCGCTGTACAAGATGAACCTTGAGCATGGTGTTATGCCAGGACTGGTTTATCTGTACATGCCTGAGTTAGCCCGCCGCTGCGAATGGGACGCTGAGCAGAAGCTCTGGTTCGCCTTTCTGAACGGCTTGACGCAGAACCCGATCACCTCGTTACGCTTGCTCAGCCGACTGCCGAGCGTGCCTCCTGCGGGCGCTCAGTTGACGCAGTTCAATGATTGGTTCAATGCTGAGTGGGATACGCTTCAGTTTGACACCGACCGCCGCTACCAGAAGCGCGACACCCTTGAAGCCATCAAGACTTACGCTAAGTTGGTCGAGGAGTTCGGCTCTCAGGAGGCAATGCTGACCGGTAAGCCTTACTCCGAGCTTTGGGATCTTGTGCGTAACCGCTACTACAGCTTCGGTCGTCTGTCATCGTTCAGCTACCTCGAGTATGTCTACCTGAACGGCTTCGGCGCTGACTGCGATGATCTGATGTTTAGCGACAAGTCGGGCAGCAAGTCACACCGCAACGGAATGCTGTTTTTAATCGGCAGAGACGAGCTGGTGTGGGACAAGCGCCTGCCCAACGGACAAGACGGCAGCTACCCTAAGTTCAACCTGATGTGCGGCTTCCTCGCTGCGGAGGCTGACAAGTACATTGATAGCTTCAACGCCGCCAATCCTGGCATCGCTCCCGCGGGTCGCTTCACTATGGAGTCAAACCTTTGCACGTTCAAGAATCATTTCTTCGGTCGTCGCTACCCAGGAGTTTACGCGGACATGGCGTGGGAGCGGATTGAGTGGGCTGAGGCGCGTGACCAAGGCGAGTACACCGAGGTGTTCAAGGACATGCGCTCACAGCTCTTGCCTGACTGGTTACGCGCTGAGTGTGAGACCGAGCCGTTGACCGTAAAACAGAAAGCCGCCGTGTTCCCTGAGACCGGTTCACCCTATAGAGCGGAGTACTTTTTATGAAGCATATCATCCTGCGAATTGCCGGCACGTTCGGCTCGGGCAAGACCACCGCGATGCGCGGCTTCTTCAACTACCCGCACACAGTTTTGATGAGCGGTAAAAAGATCGCCGGTTATCAAGTCGACGCCAGCTCTGCCGGAATCAGCGAGCCGATCTTTGTGGTTGGCAAGTATGACAACACGTGCGGCGGCACAGACGCCATCAAGACACAGGCTGAGATTGCCGAGAAGATCCTGAAAGCACACCCCCATGGCCATGTGTTATACGAGGGCGCTTTAGTGTCTGCGAGCGGACTCGCCGGTCAGGTGACGCAAGCCATTCACCCTACCGGCTGCGATGTGTACGCCTTTCTTGACACTCCGCAAGACCTCTGCGTTGAGCGGGTTAAGGGGCGTCGCCTCGCCGCCGGCAACGACAAAGAGTTTGACCCGAAGAACCTGATTGACAAGTTTGAGTCGGTTGTCAACTGCTACAAAAACCTGCGCAAAGAAGGCACGTACGACGTGCGTCTGATTGACCACACAGACCCGCACCCCGCGCTAGTAGAAATCATAAAGGAGTATGAAAATGCGTGACAATTGCCCTTACCCTATGCCGACGCCGGAGACAGTTTGCTCGATGGCGGGTCTGCTTTACTTCATCTGGGAGCGGGAGGCTATCCGCATCGCTCGTGAGAACGGTCACAGCGCTCCGTGGACTAAAGACCCTGTACTCGCTAAGTACAAGTTCACCAACATCCACCGCTGCGATGATCGCGTTTCGGTTTGGGTGATTGATCGGTTGATTGAGCCAGCGACCGCTCGAGGCGATGAGCACTTGTGGTTCACGCTGTTGATCGCCCGCCTGATCAACTGGCCGCCCACGCTACAGGCGCTGCTTGACAAGGGGGTCATCCCCTGCGCTCCTGAAAACTTTGATGCTGACTTGTTTGAGCACACGCTTGAGCGTATCAAGAAAGACGGCAACAAGGTTTACTCCGGCGCGTACATGCTCTACCCGACTAAGATGGAGCCAGGAGGCAACAAGTCTAAGGCGGTGGCAAAGTACATCATCGGCAGCGCGGTTGAGAACGCTGACAATATTAGCGCGGCGCTGTGGAACGATGGCGGGATGATGTCTATTGAGCGGTTCGTAGCTGAACTGAGCAAGTGCTTCGGCATCAGCACCTTTATTGCCGGACAGGTCGCCGCTGACTTGACGTACACCGGCATGGACGTTGAAGACTTGTTCACTTACGCGCCTATCGGTCCTGGTAGCTCGCGTGGGCTAAACTATTTGCTCGGCAAGCAGCCGTTCGCCACGTGGAAGCAGAAAGAATTCAATGCCGAGCTGAGCAACATCTTCAGCGAGATCGTTGATAAATTAGAAATCGTAGACATGACGCTGCATGATGTGCAGAACTGCATGTGCGAGTTCAGCAAGTACTGCCGCGCCGTACTCGGCGAGGGTAAACCTAAAACAACCTACCAACCAGAAACGGAGTTCTAAAATGGAGTTAGTCGTACGTAACGTCAATCAGGCTTTCAGTGAGATATTCTGGAAGCTCAAAGTGCTCAACCTTCAACCTGAGCAGACCCGCAATGGTCCCGCTATCGTGTACCCTGAGATGGTGACCACGGTCTACAAGTGCCCGTCTGAGCGCGTGCTGTTTCACAAGGGTCGTGATGCTAACCCGATCTTTCACCTCATGGAGTCGATCTGGATGCTGGCAGGGCGTAATGACGTTGCGTTCCTACAGCAGTTCAACAAGCGCATGGTCGAGTTCAGCGACGACGGCAAGACATTTAACGCCGCCTATGGTCACCGCTGGCGCAAGCACTTCGGTCATGACCAGCTTGACGAGGTCATTAGAACCCTGCGCCGCGACCCTAACAGCCGTCAGGCGGTTGTTCAGATCTGGGACGACGCTGATTTGAACAAGAAGACCAAGGACAAGGCGTGCAACATGCAGGTCATCTTTGACACTCGCGGCGGTCGTCTGAACATGACGGTGATCAACCGGTCTAACGATATCTGGTGGGGTGCGTACGGCGCTAACGCTGTGCATTTCAGTTTCCTGCAGGAGTTTGTAGCCGCTGCGATAGCGCACAGAATCGGCGTGTACCGTCAGGTGAGTAATAATTTCCACTTATACACAGAACTTTATAACGCGAACAAATACCTCGTGACCCCGCCGGACGCTAACGACTATGACCATTACTCTAACGGCTCAGTGCGCCCCCTCCCGATCATGCTGAACGGCGAGTACAAACTGTTCCTAGCGGAGTGTGAGATGTTCTGCCACGACCCGTACAATGAGCGCATTCATTATGCTAACCCTTTCTTTGAGCACATCGCACGCCCCATGGCTATGATCAGTCGCGTACGCAAGATTCACGCAGGTGACGGTCGTAGCTATGCCGCTAAGATCCGCGCCGAGGACTGGCGTCGCGCAGCGTTTGATTGGATTGACCGCCGTGACCAAGCACGCAAAATCAAAGAGGAAGATGACGAGATAAATGAGCTGCGGAAGGCTGAGAAAAAATAATTTGCGTGCTGTGAGAAATGTGAGCTATAATTGCTCACATAACTGCTAACTGGAGAACTTTTTGTGAAACATACCCTCGATTTTATTCTGGCTGGAAGCGAAGTGAAGCGCTATCACACAGTCACCACGCTCGTGTCTGAGACCGTCGGTCATCATTCACACGGCGTTGCTATGCTGTGCTTGATGTTTGACCCGATGGCGAGCCGTCAACTGCTAATGGCTGCGCTGTTCCATGATTTGGCTGAACACCAAACCGGCGACATCCCCTCCCCTGCTAAGCGTGAGTTCGGCATCGGCGGCAAAGTTGACGAATTAGAGTTGCGCCTTATGAGCGCTGCCGGAATCGTCACACCGCACCTCTCACCTGAAGACAAGAGAACTCTCAAGCTCGCCGACGTAGCACAGGGTGCGCTGTTTTGCGCTCGGGAGATCTCACTCGGCAACAAACGCATGCGCCGCGTATTTGACCGCTACATCAGCTACGCGGAAGAGCTGATTCTGGTCGGTCGCGAGCGCGAAATTTTCAACATGATCAAGGAATACGCAGCATGAGCGCGGCAAATCAAAAACAGATCGGTGGTAACCACTACAAGCACGGCGGCGAGGAACACTGGGACCGCGTCAATCGCTTGCGCCTGAATTACTTTCAAGCGGCGGCTACAAAGTACATTGAGCGTTGCTACCTGAAGGGTAACACTGTTCAAGACCTGCAGAAAGCCGTTCACTTCCTTGAGAAGCTGATTGAGATCGAGCAGCGTAAGGCTGATGCGGCTTGTGGTGACGGTAGCGAGCCTACCAGCGGCTATGTCAATCAAGACTGACATGGGTACTTGGGTGTTTGATACTGAAACTCTGCCTAACCGGACTCTGTTCTGCGCAAAGAACATTGAGACCGGCGAGTGGTTTGACTTGTGGCGTCATTCTGACGACGCCCCTGCTCGCCTCACTCGGTTTGTGCAGCAGTCAGACAGCACGTTCATCGGCTTCAACAGCAAGTCGTTTGACAACGCGGTTGTGGCGGCGTTCTGCCTCGGTAGGACTGAGATTGAGATCAAGCGGATTGCTGATGACATCATCACGAACCGCCTGTCGCCTTGGAACGCGATGCGTAAGCACAACCTGCGTGACATCATCATTGATGACATTGACTTGATTGAGGTCGCTCCCTCGTTTGTAGGTCTGAAAGCCTACGGCGCTCGCATGCATATGCCTAAGTTGCAGGACATGCCGATCGCTCACGACGAGATGATCGCCCCTGATCAAGAGCCGATGCTACTTGAGTATTGCCACAATGACGTTGACACAACTGCTGAGCTGTTGAATCAACTCGAAGGCGAGCTTTTGCTGCGCGTTGAGATGAGCCGCCGGTACGGAGCTGACATGCGTAGCAAGTCTGACTCACAAATGGCGGAACAGGCGTACATCACCAGCATGGGTCTCAAACGTCAAGAGAATGAGATCCCTAAGACGGTCAGATATACGCCTCCGGCATTCCTGAAGTTTATGGATGCCGAGCTACAGGGTCTGCTTGATCGTGTCTCTGAGCACGTGTTCAATATGAACCCTGCCACCGGACACGTCCAGCTTCCAGACTTTCTCGGGCAGCGGACGATTAAATTTGGCACCGGCGAGTACCAGCTCGGCGTGGGCGGCATTCACAGCGTGCATGATAAACAGGTGTGCCACATCGCCGGTGATGATCACATGTGCGACCTCGACGCGGCTTCGTTCTACCCGAGTATCATTCTTGAGTGCGGGTTTGTGCCCGCCGCGCTCGGCAAGCGCTTCGTTGAGGAGTACCGCAAGATTTACGAGCGCCGCCTCGAGGCAAAGCGCAACGGCGACAAGATCACTGACGCGACGCTGAAGATTTCGCTGAACGGCACGTTCGGCAAGCTCGCCAGCCGTTACTCGGTGTTGTACTCGCCGGACTTGATGTTGGCGGTGACGCTGACTGGGCAGTTCACCCTGCTCATGTTGATTGAGTGGCTTGAGCGGGCAGGGGCTTTGACCTTGTCAGCTAATACCGACGGCATCGCGATCAAGTTCACAAAGGAACAGAAGGAGCTAGTTGAGAAGGTTGTCAATAAGTTTAGTGAGGTGTCCGGTTTCGTGTTTGAGTACACGCCGTATCGCGCCCTCGCTATGAAGGACGTAAACAATTACATTGCGGTCAAGCCTGACCGGAAGCTGAAAGTCAAGGGCATCTATGCGCCGCTCTCTCTTAAGAAAAACCCAACGGCTCAGGTATCGTCAGATGCTGTCGGCGCGTGGTTGGCAAGCGGTACTCCGTTCGAAGAGACGATTAAGTCTGCTCCGTTTACGCACTTCATTAGCGCAAGGAATGTCACTGGCGGTGGCCAGCAAGCTGGGGTTTACCTTGGCAAAGTCGTACGGTGGTATCAATCAACGGACACTGGCGGCGAGCCTATCAAGTATGCTACGAATGGCAACAAAGTCCCTAAGACCGAAGGCGCTAAGGCGTGCATGACCGTGCTTGACAAGGTCGCTCACCCTGCTGATCTCGACTATGAATGGTATAACAAAGAGGCGATAAAAATCGCCATAGCGGTTGGCTGCTCGCAGTACCTCACCCCTGAGCAACTCGCTTTAGTGGCACCACCACCTAAGAAAACTAGGAAAGTTAAAAATGGAACACGGTAATCAACGAACTGTCTACGTAGTACAAGTAGACAACAATAAAGACCTCTCGGACGCGAAGAAGTACGGCGCGTTGCGTGCGGTCTTCGGTAACCCGCGCAAGCCCTACGACACGATGAGCATGATCGCTAAGGCGCGTCGTGTCATGTCTGAATGGCAAAATGGTGACCATTTGTTGATGGTAGGCGACCCCACACTGTGTGCAGTATGCATGGTGGTGGCTAGCGAGCAGGACGACATTATCAATGTGCTGAGCTGGGATCGTAACTCGTTCTCGTACATGCCTCAGCGTTGGGACTTTGGTCAGATGGGTCTCGACTACGACGATTTTGAAGCAGCGGATGACAAACCGCTTTAACCCACGAAAGGAGAAAAATATGTCAAACTGGCAAGACGCCTTGAGAAAAGGTAAACAGGATGTACCGCCCCGTATTTGCATTTACGGGGGTCACGGTATCGGTAAATCCACCTTGGCTAGCAAGTTCCCAGCGCCGATTTTCATCAGCACTGAGGACGGTCTAGACTCGTTGGATGTTACCAGCTTCCCGCGTGCAACTAAGGTTGAGGACGTGGTCGAGAACATCAAGACCCTCATCAAAGAGGAACATGAGTTCAAGACCGTCGTAATTGACTCGGTTGATTGGCTCATCGAGCCGCTCATCGTGAGCAACGTGGAATCGTCACACGACGCAAAAGACCTCGCCTACGGTAAAGGTCAGATGCTGGTTGCTGAGGAGTTCCGCGAGATCCTGCAGGGGTTGGACGTGCTGCGCGTAAAGCGCCGTATGAACATCGTGCTGATCGCTCACGCTGCTGTGGTGAAGTTTGAAGACCCGCGCACCGAACCCTACGACCGCTACCAGCCGAAGCTGCCTAACCGCTGCAACGCGCTGCTGCAGGAGTGGGCTGATGTGCTTGCGTTTGCCGCATTCAAGGTGATCATTCGCAAGTCTGACTCCGGTTTCAATAACCAGAAGAACCGAGGCGTAACGACAGGTGAGCGCTTGCTCCACTTTGTTGAGAACCCCGCGTTCGCTGCTAAGAACCGGTATACCTGTCCCGAAGAGATTGAGATGTCCATCGAAAATCTCGAAAAATTGATTCCCATTGCTAAATAACTGAAGGAGCATTACCATGGCTAAATTTGGATTTGACGTCTCTGACGTCGCCCCCGACACCGGTACTACCGGTGGTTCTTACGACCCCATCCCTGATGGTGAGTACATTCTGAAAGCGCTCGACGCTGAAGAGAAAACAACTAGCGCTGGTACGGGTTCGTACATCAAAGCGAAGTTTGAGGTCGTCAAGGGTGAGTTCGCCGGTCGCTTGATCTGGCAAAACTTCAACATCAACAACCCTAGCGAGAAGGCACAGCGTATCGGTCGTCAACAGCTGGTGGCTTGGTCTACCGCGTGTGGCAAGCCCGATGCCGACGACACTGACAAGCTGCTTGAGAAGCCTTTCCGCGCAGCGGTCAGCATTGAGAAGGGTACTGGTGGTTATTCTGACAGTAACCGCATCAAAGCGTTCTTGTTTGATCAGGAAGCCGCCACGCCAGCTAAGGCTGCACCGGCTAAAGCCGCCGCTCCTAAGGCAGCAGCCCCCGCCGCTAAGTCCGCTAACCCTTGGGACTAAACCATGGTAGCCATACCGCCCCGACCAGAGCAGCAGATCATCAATAGGGTGTACGCTGCTATTGAGAAAGAGAAGTCAAACCCTGACCTCTACCTCGGGCGGCTTGGCTCGTCTTTCATAGGCGAAGAATGCATACGACAAATCTGGCTTGACTGGCGCGGGTTCGCCCGCGAAGGTTTTGAGGGACGTATGCTTCGCCTATTTGAGACGGGACACCTGCAAGAAGAGCGGATCGTAGCTGATTTGCGCCGCGCAGGGTTTGCCGTCTGGGATAAGCGGGAGGACGGTCGTCAGTTTGAGTTCATAGATGACACAGGTCACTTTATTACTAAGGTGGACGGAGTCATCAAAGATGTGCCAGACTGCGACACACCTCACGTGCTCGAGGTCAAGACGCACAACAAGAACAGCTTCAGCGGAGTCGTCAAGAAGGGTATTCAGGAGTCCAAGCCGTTACACTATGCTCAGGTGCAAATCAGCATGGCGCTCGGCGGGTTCACCCGCGCCCTCTACGTCGCAGTCTGCAAAGACGATGAACAGTTCTACGTTGAGCGCGTCAAGGAAGACAAGAGCGAGCAAAAGAAACTGCAACAGAAAATCATCAAGCTGACCGAGGCGCGTCTGCGCCCTGCCGGTATAAGTGATGACGGTAGCAGCTTCGGGTGTAAGTTTTGTAGCATGAAGGCGGTCTGCACTCGTGAGGCTGAACCCTTACGTCACTGCCGCACATGCACTATGGCCACGCCGACCCCAGCAGGGACTTGGACGTGTGAACTCAACAAAGAAACTCTCAGCATGGACGCTCAACGAGCTGGCTGTGAGAATTACGAGGCTTTATGATTACAATCGGTATTGATCCAGGACTCAGTGGCGCTATCGGCGTTCTTCGTGATGGCGTGTACGTAGCCGTGGAAGATATGCCGGTCGTAGCCAAAGGCTCTGGTGCTGTGAAGAACGAAGTCGACCCCGCTGGGTTAATCACCCTGCTCAAGAAGCACGTCCCCGCTGAGGAGGCGGTATGCGTTGCGCTTGAGCGGGTGAACGCCATGCCTGGACAAGGGTCGTCTTCTATCTTCAGCTTAGGGGACAGCTTCGGCTCTGCCCGAGCCGCTATTGCGGGGTGTCGGTTTGAGACCGTCTACATGACTCCTTCGCAATGGAAGAAACATTTCAAACTGACCAGCGACAAAGAAATGAGCAGGGCGCTCGCGATTCGCATGTTCCCTGAAGCGCCGTTGAATCTGAAAAAGCATTCTGATCGTGCAGAGGCGTTGCTCATGGCTCGTTGGCTTTACGAGACGAGGTACAAATGATTGAGACTCAGATTAAGGGTATACCCTGCCAAGTCGAAATGACCGGCGGGTATTACCAGAGACCAGACTACAACACGTGGGCTAGCGACTGGGATTATTACGGCGGCTGGTTTGACGTGGAGTTTGAGGTGTATGACCGTAAAGGTTATAAGGCAAAATGGCTTGAGAAGAAGATGACCGCTGACGACGAGAAGCGTATCATCAGAGAACTAACTGAAAACGCAGGAGAACATTAATGGAAAAATTTGAACCCGCATGCCCTTGGCATATTCGAGTCGGTGACTTGTTCATCGCTCCTGGTCGCATACCTAACACCGGCACGGTCTGGATTGGTGAAGTGGAAGGCGGCGAAGGTGGAGAGTTCAAGACTGAAGACCTCGCTGAAGTGCTGCGCAAATTTTATAACGAAAACTTCTGATGGCTAAACTCGCCCCCACTCGGGTCAAGAAGCAAGTCGGTCTCAATCCGGTTGCTCAGCTGATGGCGCGTCAAACTATGCGTAAGGCTATCCTTGATCAAAAGATCCAGCTCTACATGCGTGACGAAGGCGCTCCTTGTGTTGACTTCTGCGTGCCGATGTGGATGACGTTTCGCGCCTTAGTTGGTGCGGCAGCAGCTGACCCGAAAGTGGGTGTTGAGAACTATGAAGTGAGAATCATTCGCGGGGCTATTTCCGCGCTTGAGCAGATGATAACTGATAACGAATACCGCCGCGTAAATATTATTTCACTTGAGACAGCGCTTGACTGCGCCTACGCACTAGTTAACAAGGTTAACTCCGTGCTGTTCAATCAAGAGTGGAATAGGCTCGCGGGCGGTGCTTAATGCCGTGGGCGTATATTCGCTCACTGCTCGGACCAGGACTTCACTGGGACAGAACCCAGCGAGAGTTGTTAGACGCTATAGCTCGCGCTGATCGCGAGGGGCAACCTGACGCCGCTGATCACATTCGCATCATACTCAGGTTGCGTAACCGCGTGCTCATGGACGTTGAGCAAAAAGAAACCCCGCCGGAGCGGGGTTAAAAGTGGCAACTGCTCTTGAGGAGACAGTGAGGTGAATTTTACTTCATTTTCTTGAGGTCTGCCTCGATGTCCGCATCAATGTCCGGACCGGTCATCAAGTTGCCAGGGAAGTTACCGGTTTCAGGCGTGTCGATATCCTCCGGTTTAGCGTTAGGGTCAATGGGCGAAGGCGGGAACGCCGCCGTAGTACCCATAATCGCGCCGGTTTCACCCTTACCGAGTCGGGCAGCACCCGCAGCGGCTTTCACGTCATACTGCTCGATCAATTTGACCGCTGCCGCAACTTCATGCGGGTCGCTTGACATGAGCAGTTTTCCTACCTTCTCAGCGACTTCGTCAGTCATCGTGGCGCTACGTGCCAGACGCGCTGCCATATTCGTGAGAGACCCCCAGAATCCTCCCGAGACGGCATCCGCAACCGCTGTGCCCACACCTGAGCCTTCCTCAAAGCGTTCGCGTGCCTGAGTGCGTCTTCCGGTAGCCGCGCCACCGAGAATGCGGTTGGATTGTTGGAACAACTGAGCCTCACGCTCAAGCGCGGACTTGAACATGTCAAACTTAGCGGGGCTGTCAAACAGCGGCTGCAACTTAGCTTGCATCTCAGGAGAGCCGATGACGCGCTGGGCAGCGTTGATATTGCTTGACGGATCCATGATCTTGCTGTACAAATCGCGCACCACACCTGTGCGGAATGCGTCTTTCTCAGCGACACCCATTTTGCTGATCATGTCAATGACCTGCTCGTGGTCGAGCTTGTTGAAGTCATTCATACCCGCACGCATCGCATCAAGCACTTCCATGTCACCGGAGTAGGCTTGACGAGCTTTGAGATAAGGCGAGTTTGCGCCGCCGGTGGCTTCATCAATCGCGTTCACGTAGACGTTACGCAACTGCTTCAGGGCGTTAGCTTCAGCGCTGCTCATACCCTGAGCGCTCTTGTAACCGGCTTCAATCGTAGCGTCAATACCGCGCTTGATGTAATCAAGAGTGCGGACATCGGGCAATTTTGTCAACTCAAGGATCTCATTGCCGTTAGCGTCAAATTTACCGCTAGGTTTGTAGATTTCGGGCAGGGCAAACTTGCTGGGGTCTTCACCGCGCAACTTAGCCGCTTGAGCCTCAGTGTCGGCGATGCTACGCGCCTTACTCCAGAAATCTTGAAAGCGGGGGTTCTTCAAAGCATCGATGATGCGGGGATCATCTACGTCACCGAAAGCGTACGCGTCGTCATAGAGCGTATTAGCTTGCTTACGCAGATCTGCCACCATTTTCTGTTCATCAGCGTAGAAGTTACCAGACTTGATACCTTTACGGGTCTGGGCGTAAGTGCGCTCACGAGCACCCGCTGTCTGCTCGCCGAGCTTCTTCTCAACCAGACGACCGCTGGGACCGCTACGCTGGGCGACGGTCTCTGCGAGGTCAACCAGCGCGGGATCAGCGTTGGCGATTGTTGAGGGAATGTTACGAGCGCGATCCTGCAAGACCTTCTGCTCAATCTGCTGAGGGGTCATCCCTGATTCGTTGAAAGCGCGGGAGACTTTACCTACGGCGGCTTTAGTCACGCTAGCTTCGCTCGGGGCGAGTCTGTCACGCAGCCACTTAGCAGCCGCACCTGTTCCGCGAATAACTCCTGGAGCCGCTGTGCCGACGCCAGTGCCAATGACCGTGCCGGTCACAGCGCCTGAGCCGCGCTCATTAGGCTGGGCAGAACCCGCGCCGGAGATGCCGCCGGTTACGCCGCCGGTCACTGCGCCGCGCACATACGGGTTAGCGGCTAAGCGCGACAACGCACTCGCGGCAACCGGCGCGGTAGCGCCTCCCGTAGCGGGAGCGGTCAACATCGCCGCCAGCGCGGGAGCAGCCCCGCCGCCGAACTCAAGAGCAGGAGCTACGAATGGGTTCTCCTTAGAATACTGCGCGTACTCTTGATTGATTCTAGCGAGTTCAGCCTCGTAACCTTTGCTACCGGCGAGCTTGGAGCGGAGCCATGCTTCGGCTTCATCACCCCAGCCCATACCGAGACCTTGACCGATAGCGGCGCGAGCACCGCCCAAGTAAGGATTAGCTGTAGCCATTATTCAGTTCCTTCATCAATAGAGGGTGCTGCCGTGTCACGGTAGAGACCTGAGTTGATTTCGTTCAAGCGTTTGCGATGGCGCTCGCTAACAGTCTTGAGCGCGGCATAGCCGTTCTTCATGATACGTGCGCGTTCTTCTTTACTCTTAGCGCCCAGACCTTGAACGTCTTGCAGGGCTTTACGCTCGTCGTTAGAGATCGCTCCTGGGAAGGTTGCTTTCAGCTGAGACAAAGCGGCTTTTTCAAGCAAGTTCTCCATCTCACGAGTCGCAGCAACTTTAGGATCTTTTGACCCACCGGCTTCTAGCAACTTACGCTGAGCAACATCAACCAATGACGTGTCAAAGGTGTTAGGATTCAGCGCGTAAGCCTTCTTCAAATTGATGAGGGCTTGGTCAGTCTGAGCCAGCGTTTCTTCTGTTTCAGTTTTCAGCTTCAACTCAGGACCGGTCAGTTTAGCCTGTTGGGTCTTCTGGTTTTGGAACTTTTCTTGAGCCAAAGCCAAATTAGCAGCAGCTGTATTCACACCCGCCAAGGAAGCCGTAATCTGCGCCAGTTTACTCTCAATATTCATATTACCGAGAGCTTCTACGCGCTTCTGATACTCAGGCGTTCCTGGCTTCAGACCCTCATCTTTCGCCTGCTTACCCGCCGCAGACTGAGGCTCACCGGACTTGATGTAGTCTTTGATGAGTTCAGTAGCGATGGTACGCTTGTCTTTCATTTCCTCAGCTGACAGCGCTTGCAGGGTGCGGAGGTCATCCTTAGCCGCACCCATCTTCATCTCCTGACCTTTCAAAGCCAGAGCCAGTTTCTGTTGTCTAGAGGCGCGTTGCTCCTTAGAGTAATCGCCCAGCTCTTTACCAACCATACTCAGGTTTTCAGCAAAATGACCGGTCTTAGTGGGAGCGCCGAAAGCGGCTGCTAAACGGAAGTACATCTCCGCTTTAGAACTCTTTGCGTCCTCTGGGGTCTTCATAGAATCTGACAACAGCTTAGCAAAAGCGTCGCTCTCAGCCTTAGCGCTAGCGCGGGCGGCTTTGAGTTCTGCGCCGTATGCGCCATCTTTCGGACCGTACGCAGCGAGCAGGGCTTGAATGTTACCCATGCGCTCATCACCGAGCATCGCTGGAGGCTTCGGAATCTGAGGTTGAGCTACAGCTGCCGGAGCCATAGGCGCGGGAGCGGTGTTCATAGCAATAGTCGCCAGAGGCGCTTTAGCTGGCTCCATCACAACTGGCGGGGGAGGGTTAGCCATGTCAACAGGGCTAATCTCAACTGGGGCGCGGTCGCGCTCTTGGCGAGCGAGAAAATCTGCTTCTTCCTCAGCGCTTCCGTAGCCGCTAGGTAAGCTCACGCTACCGGCGGTTTGATAATGTGTTTTCACTTGACCACCTTTAGCGTATGCTGCAGAACTCCAGTCATCATAACCTTTGATACCTCCGCCACCACCGCCACCGAAGTTGAAGTCGCTTCCGCTGAAATCATAATTACTATCAAATGAACTGCCGCCGAAATCAGAAGGATCAACGGCGACGAAATCGCTACCGGTATCGGTGGTCACCGCAGGGGTATCCGTTACAAGGTACTTGTCAAACTCTTCTGGCAATTCTTCTTGATTTTTAATCAATCCTCTTGACGGACCAACTTCTACGAAATCAGGGTCATCCCAGAAAGACTTGTCTTCTTTCGGAGTCTCGACTGTGAAGTCTGGCAACTCAAGGGGGAACTCAGGAGTGATCAATGGAATATTGTTCGGGTCAACAACGTCGTCAGGGATAGTGCTAATTATCGGTTTCGTGTAAATTGATGGTGTTTCAACCACCGGATCAACAACTGGGTCAACAACAGGGTCAACGACCGGATCTACCACGGGATCAACAACTGGGTCAGGAATCACGGGATCTACCACGGGGTCGACCACCGGATCAATCACCGGATCAACCACAGGATCCACAACTGGATCAATTACCGGTGGTAAAATCGGCGGTAAAACAACCGGAGGCGGGGTTACCACAGGAGGTTCAACAACCGGAGGTTGTACAATCGGAGGAACCACGGGAGGAACTACGGGAGGTGTTTGAGTGCCGTACTTAGGCGCTTGCAACACGTTGCCCCAACGATTCTGAGTTGCGTTGTAAATGTCTTGAGCGCCGATACCGTACTTGTCCGCGTACGCATTGATAGCGCTAGAATAAGCCGTAGGGTTCTGAGCAGCCCAGTCTTGAATGTTTTTGTTGAACTGCTTAACACCCATCCCTGAGCCGGTCTCAACATTCACGTCAGGTCTAGTTGCCCATTGCAACGCGGCGGACTTAGGTTCGTTACCGGTCTGGAACTGAGATTGCATGTACATCGGGGTGTTCATCAAACGAGTTTGATATTCCTTCTTGTACGCGTCATACGCCGCGTTGTCAGCAGGCGCGTTAGCTTTGTCAACATTGTACTTGCTTAGCAGCGCGTCGTAATCAGCTTGCGCAGTAGCTAACTTATCACCCGTCAGCGTGTCTGTGGCAACTGGGCGCGTGCCAGGATCAACCGGAGTCGCACCTGAGTAGTTGATTCTACCAGGAGTACCAACTCCGTACTGCTGCATTATTCTGTTTAATTCAAAGCCCATATTTACTCCTTAACCGCCGAGGTTGTTCAGACCTTTGTACGTATAGAGACCGGTGGCCAGCTGAGACAGCGGCGAAGGTGAATACGTAGCGCCGGTTGTGGTGCCAGTGTTAGTCGTAACTTGCGGTGTGATTGGAGCCATGCCGCGAATCTGCGTATTGAGCCAATCCATTTGCTGCTTAGGATAGTTCTGCTGGTTGACGAACTGTTGCTGAGCAGCGTTGAGTTGCTGCTGCATTTGATTCTGCTGAGCCGCGCCCGCACCTTCAAGCGCCGCCACATCAGCTGAACGCATAGCTTGCTCTTGCTGTTGCATGTTAGCGAAGTTCTGCAACGCAGACATCTGACGCTGGTAATCTTGAGCCTGAGCCGCCTGAGTAGCCTGAGCAGCGGTGAGACCGAACTGCTGTTGAGCTTGACCCGCACTGGTTTGCATCTGACCCAAGTTACCCAACTGAGACATCTGCTGGGCAGTGAGCTGACCTTGTGTTTGACCGAGGTTGGTCAGGTTCTGTTGTTGCTGGCTTGTCAACTGACCGGTGGTCTGACCGAGGTTGGTCAAAGCCGAAGCCTGCTGCCCTGTCAGCTGACCAGCGGTTTGACCGAGGTTAGCCAACGCAGAAGCCTGCTGGCCAGAAAGTTGACCTTGTGTTTGACCGATGTTAGCTAGCGCTGAAGCCTGCTGACCGGTCAACTGACCTTGAGTCTGTGCGAGGTTACCATACTGAGCACCGCCCTGAAGCACGCGAGAGAGGTCTGCGCCGGAAATACTACCGACCGTACCAGCCAACTGCGCTTGACGTGCGAGGTCTGCCTGAGAAGCACTGAGAGCCTGCCCGTAGCCTTGGTTAGCCAGTTGAGCCTGTTGGTTCAACACAGCTTCCTGAGTGTCGCGCAGAGCACGACTACCGAACTCGCCCATACGTGAGCCGCCGAACTGACCAGCTTTGATGAATGCGTCGGAGACGTTAGGTAGCAGGTTCTCACTGAGGTTGCGACCCGCCTGCTTAGCGAGCACATCCATAACCCCGCCTTGGTAGGGTGACATGTATTGGTTGATGCCGCCCGCAGCAGATTGAGCCGCTGCTGTGAGGTACGGATTAGCCGCGCTCAATGCTCGGTCAGAAAGCGCCTCTGCGGTCGTTTGACCGGCTTGGCTCATGTAAGGTTGAGCAGCGTTATAAATGTTACCCGCCGCAGTAGCGGCTTGGTTCATGTAAGGTTGAGCCGCGCCCGTGATGTTTCCGGCGGCGGTTCTAGCTTCGCCCAAATAAGGTTGCGCCGCACCCATGATGTTGCCCGCCGCTAAGCCCGCTTGCGTCAACGAAGGTTGAGCAGCACCTACGGCATCCATCGCCATCGCTTTTGACAGCGCCGGTTGACCCGCCGCTACGATGTCCATCTTACCCGCTCTGTCAAAATACCCTTGACCCGCGTCTAAGTTTTTACCGACTAAATCTTGACGCAAATACTGACTTTGCGCCTGCTTCAACGCATCAGCCGTACCTTTACTGCCGAAGTCGTACATTCCGGACTGAGCTTTGTCAAGGTCACCCTGATAGAAACCTTGATTAGCTTGAACCTGCTTGTACGCTTGCTGTTGCAGAGGTGACAATTCAGCCACAGTGGGCATGTCATACGACTGGTAAGGCGCGTTGGCGATGTTCTGTGCCACTTGAATCTGATTGTAAATCGCGTCCTGCATCCACTTAGGAGTCTCAGTGGATGACGTAGTGTAAGACGTAGCGGTCTGAGGCGACCCTTGGAATAAGCTGCCCATTATGCAACTCCTTTCAAATAGCTGAGTGGTGACTTAGCGTTAGGGCTAAATTTACCCTTTGCCAACGCTTTACCTTTGTGTGAACGGATGCTTCCGCGCATAGCGTCGAGGCGTTTAGCTCCCTCTTTGTTAGAGCCATCACCGAGCATTGCAACTGTTTCTGCGTCAATCACGTATTCACCATCTGAGAGTTTAGCATCAATGGTGTCTGCTCGACCAGAACCTGCTCCTTGAGCGAATCGGGCAACAGCTGACAGAGCGCCACCTTGTGCCAGTTTTGGCGGATTGGTGGTCGCGGTTTGCATATTATAAGCGCCAGAAGTGATTTTTGGCCAACTCCGCGCCATGTATTCAGTCAGGCTCACGTTGTTTGCGTTGGCGTCGCTTTGCAGCTTGTTCCAGTCCCAGCTGATTGAGGGGCGGTTAAAGTACTCCTGCTGCTCGGGCGACATCTTACTGACCGCCTGTTGAACCTGCGGAGGAGCGCTACCGAGACTACCTAAAAGCGTAGCGCCCATCAGCACGTTCTTCATTGATAAGGGGTTGCTAGAACCGGCTGTCGGCGCTGTTGTTTTGAGTTGCGCGAGGGGTGACTGAGGGGTCGTAGAAAGACCACTACCCATGTCTTGACCGCCGAAACCTTGCGGTGCTACCGGCGCGGCTGGATTTGTCAAAGAATAATCAACTGCGAAGCTGTCCGGACCTTTGTAACCGGTCTGCCCTGTCAAATAGTTTGTAGTACCGTAACCGGCTTCGGGCACGCCGCTGTATGAATAATCGCTACCCTTGGGCATCTTCAGACCTTCAACTACCGCGTCAGAAGGTTTCAGACCCATGTTGCTGTTCTGTGTTTGAGCAGGGCGAGACATGCTGGTCGCCAGACCCGCCAAACCGCCGCCGATGATAGCGGACTTGGGGTCATAACCGGCAGCAATCATGTTACCGAACTGCTTACCACCCGCACCGAACGCTGCACTGCCCGTCAGATCGCCGAGCTGTTGACCAGCGTAAGACCCGAGAGCGCCTGTAGCCGCGCCCTTCAAGAAGCCTTGACCGGTAGCCATACCCATACCGCCGCCCACGAGCGCGTTGCCGAGAACATTTTGGCCAGCTGTGCCTAAATTTAACCCTAAGCTACTGTTAACCGCTGAACCTGCGGCTTCACCTAGACCGCCGCCTAAACCACCCAACACCGCGCCCTTAAGCGGGTCGCCGCCAGTCAAAGCAGCCGTACCGCCACCGATAACTGCACCGCCCACCATCGTGGCGGCTGTACCGGTAAAGCCAAGAGAAGCACCAATTGCCGTACCCGCACCAGGAACGATGAAGTCCAAAGCGATAGGAAGCGCGACGGCGAGAAACTTTTTGAACCAGCTGTACTCGGGGTATCCTGTTTGTGGATTTATAGTACCCGCACCACCCATACGCTTGAGCATAGCGGCTTCACGCGGATTGATGTGCGCTAACATGGTGTCGCCGTGGCGACCCATAGAAGCTAGACCGCCTTTAGCAAAACCTTTCTGCTTAGTACGCTCTTGCATTCCGTACAAAAGAACGAGCAGGGAGATGATAACTATGGGGTCAAACTGCGCAGGGAGATCACCCTCCTCAACCATGTCATCTTTGATGGCTGAAGCTAAGATCTCTTCATAATTCTCAGGGTGATTGAGCGCAAACTCGAGCATCTGGACTAATTCATCCAAGCCCTCACCCGTGATCGGCATATCACCGATTTGATTCTCAAGCGTTAAAACCGCTTTTGAGAACCGAGGGTCGTTCTTCGCAATTTCAAGAATTTGCTGCTTATCCATTTGTCACTCCAATTAAGACAGCGACTGCGCAAATCGCTCAGCCCAGTCACGCCAATCATCAAAGTCGTAAGGTAGAGGAAAGTTCCTACCTAGCGACGTATTATTTAAAAACTGCATAGCCCAGTTCTGCCAGTCATCACCGTCCAACCGACTGAGCGCCCCGTAGCTGTCCAGATCGAGCGCGATCTGATCAGCCCAGTCATGTAGCGACATGTACGAGGGGCGCGTGATCGTGGTCATCCGAGCACCGTCCTGTCGCCGGAATCAACGTGTCCGATGATCTGACCCATCTGGTAATTGCCACCCACAGCGTTTGACTCAAAGCGCACGCGCAACTCACGGCGCTGCTCTTTAAGCATCACGATCTGCTGATAAGGCTCTGTGGCGGTTTCAGGGAATGAGAACACGCTGCTGTAAACTTCAGGCGCTCGGGCGTTAGCGCGACCGGTGACTTGAACTGTCATCGGACCGTTCTGAATGAAGTCAGGCTCAATCTCCGTAATACGCAAGTATTCGTTCTTACCCTGCGGCAAAGATGACAAGTCGGCTGTTTCAAAATAAGATTGAATCGGCAGGGTGGACTGACCTTCAACTTCGTCAACACCTTGCTCATGAATCCAGACGCGGTAACCACTTGCCGTCGGAATGCAATCCGTCAGCAGAGGCGCGGCGAAGCCGTTATTGTAACCGCCAGAAGCTCGACCGGAAGCGGGCAGCGCCGTGTCATACCAAGAGTTCTCACGCACATTGTAAATAATGGCGTGGGTGCATTCTGTCGCGTCGTCGCGAGGGTAGCACCACCAGATTTCACCAAAGTGCGGGACTTTGAACGCGAATACTTTTGCCCTCTGACCTTCGTTAATGTTGTCAAAGAAATAGTTCAGATTCATCTGGTTAGGCACTTCACGCACCACGCCGTTGAACATCAGGAAGCGGTCAACGCCTGCCCAGAAAAACACGCCATCATAATCAACCACGCAGTCGGGTGACATGATAGAAGTGTCCGTTGCGATTGTGTCAAACTGGAACACAGTTGCGCCGCCCGTAAAAGTTGCACGAATCACAGCGTCGTAAGCCCAGAACAAACCCGCAGGTGCGGAGCCTGAACCGGCGCGCAGCGGCATACCTTTGATAATTTTCTGTCCCCAAACTCGGGCGATACCTGATCCGGAGCCGCTCAGGTCAGTGAAGTCGCCGGCAACAGACCAGCCGACAATACCCGCTGTACCGTAGTAAAACAGGTAGGGAAACAGCATCACAATACCGCCAGTGGTATTAGCGCCAGCAGGGAGGGGAATTTCAACTAAGGGCGCAGTCCCTAGAATATCGCCGTAGAAAATCTGACCGCCGGTGTCGTTACAAATACATTCTAAATTAGGAGCTACGTGCGCGATTAACGAGTTGTTAGTCGTTGATGCGTCGTACGCGGTCTGGAACATCCATTGATTGTTATCGCTGACCGTCAAAGCGTCTAAGCCACCAGACATGTCGGTCACAGCGGTCGTGATAGTTGTCGTGTTAGCCACAACGACGAATCCGTTAGTAGCCTGCCCGACAGATGAGGCGGTGATTGTGATGACCGCGCCCACCGCGACTGCCGTGTAGTCAGGCGTAGACGCGTAAGCGTTGATATTCGCAGCAACGGCGGTGGCGGTCGTCGGTAAGTCAGTCGTGAACGAAACAGAGCCGGAGGTGATTGTTACGCCGTTGACGGTGATGTTGTTAACTGATCCCGCGCCACCACCTGTCAGTGTGACAGAGCCGGTCGCGCTGACACCCACAGGTGTACGGTCGCTGATGACAGAGCTATTTTTAGTGCTGTCAATCGTGAAGCGCTCAACAGTAGATGACCCCGCTGAGTGGCAATACTGTAAACCTTGTTGAGTAAAGCTGTTAAAACCCCTAGAGATTTCGGTCAGGTACTTGTTGATTGAACGATACCCTGCGATTTTTCTAGGAAGCCCGCGCTGAAACCGAACCCACTGCCCATCAATGTAGAAGTCACCTTCATACCTAGTACCGTCCCGCTTGATACCAGGTAGAGATTTTAGGACAATTGTAGATTCAGGCATCAGAACGTCCCACCTACGACCACATTAGCGGGTGCGATACCTAGCGCAGCCCATGCCGCCGCTTCGTCAGTCGCGGTGAAAATAGCCGTACCCACGGAAGTCCCGCCGAGGTTGATCAAAGCCGCGCCTGCGTTTGTAGCCCCTGTACCACCCTGCGCGACAGAAATCGGATAGCTCGCGACTCGTGTGTCCGCGTTAACAACATCACTACCGTTACAATAATAAATTCCGCGAGAGCCTTGAGTAACGGCGATACCCGCACCGGCTGAAGTTTTAACCGTCAGTGTGTAAGCGCCGGTGGTCGCGTTGTCAACCCAATACTGCTGAACAGTTGAAGGGACAACCACGTTACGATTACCGGTTAACGTGCCGGTGAATTTATAAACAATACGGTTTAGCTCCGAACCGCTCAGCGTGTAAGTGCCGCTTCCTGCAATGTCGACCACCGTATAGTCAAAAACAAAAACCGAAGCCTGACCGAACCCTAATGTGTAAAAGTTAGTCCCGTCACTGATAATTACGGATGACTCACTGGGTTGGTAATCTTTAGTTGCAGCCCCGTCAATCGTGTTGATGCCTGAAGGGGTGACCGTAACTTGACCGCCACCCGAGTTACGCAGGTACATGAACCAGTCGTTACCGACCGTAGCAGCGCTAGGTAGCGTCAACACGCCTGAGCCTGAGCCGGTCCACAAATACATCTTGGCGCGGTCAGCTGTACCCGCCGTGTAATTCGTGTTGAACTGTGTAATAGGTACGGATTGAGACAACAGCGTACCAACCGCGACAATACCAGTACCCGCGAGAGCAGAAGCGTTGGCGTTAGAAACTGTAGCGCCGAACTGGAGCGTTTCCCACAAGCCGTTCGTAGTTGTGTTGCTCGTCAAATAGACTTGCCAAACTGTGCCCGCAGCGATAGAAGCAACCTGCGTACCGCCCGCGTTTTTGACTATGAAAGTGTAAGCGCCTTGGTTGTTAAACAGGATCGTGTTACCTGTGCCGCTCTTCTGCGCATCTGGCAGGAAGATTGACCAACCTGACGTAGATTCCGTCACGTCAATAATGCGGGTTGCTAAGTTCGTGTTAGTAGAGGTTTCCTCTGGCCAACTCAAAACAATATCGGCGGTCAGCGTGACTGCGCTGTAGCTGATTTCGCTCGGGTAGATGTTCGCTCCACCAAAGACGTCGTTATAGATAGGCATTACGCTTCACTCCTATTTGCTGTGCGATCCATGATACGCTTCAAGTCTTCGCCATTCAGCGCCTGCGCCGCACGGTCGTACATGGCTTGCCAAGTCTGAATACGCTCGTCTTTCTTGAGGAACGGAGTCGCTTCAAGCAGGGTTGCGTACAATAGCACGTCAGGTGCATACTCGGTGAGCCAGTTAGTTTGCAGGTCATCACCCAGCAGGGCGGGCTGCTCGTAGTACAAGATTTCAAGGGTCTGCGCTGCGGCGGGTGTCGGGGTAATCAGCCAGTGCTGATAATCGTAGTCGGCGTAAAACTGAGGAGCGGCGGTTTCGGCTTCGTCTGGCCAGTAGTTACGGCAATACTCGTATGCGCGGGCAAAAATGGGCGAGCCGTTGACCGTCATGCTGATTGTGTCGCGCCAGCGGTCAGGCTTCAGGTAGACCGCCACTCCGATTGACAAAGGGGTCGTCACAGCGCGGATAAAACCCTGAATTTTAAGTTCGCGGGCGATACGGCGCTCACCTAATGTGATTAGGCGAGGTAGCTGGTCGTAAACGATTTGGTCGCTCTCTTGCGTGAAACCACGTTCAAGGTAGCGACGCACGTCCACCAGCAAACTGTCGTACGTCATGCTATAGCTCATAAATACTCCATGGGTATTAGCAGCTGATTCAGCATGCGCCGTTTTGATGAATTATAACCTTGAAACAGAGTTCAAGGCAAGCAGTTCTAATCCGCGTCATGAAAGGAACACAGCGCGTTCGTCAATCCGGCGCTTCTGAAGCCCCTTCAAGACTTTACCCCCCGCCATGCAATACTTCAAGAGTTCCTCAGCAGCACCCTCTTTATCACCGCGTAGCAGCTTCTGACGCAACGTCGAACGCTGGAGTGTTCCCAGACCGACATTAAAAGCAAAAGACACAAGACCGTCAAACATCCCTTGTGTAAGAGGTACAGGACAGAAGCGTTCCACTCCACGCTCAAACCTGTTAAGATCGCTTCTGAGAATCCCATCTACTTCTTCTTTGGAAAATTGGCGGTTATCTTCTGCACGAAGCGCGTAAGCGCCTCTTTGATCGATTGGTAACTTACCTTG